ACGATTTAAATTTCTTGAAGGGCAAGGCAGATGGTAGTAAAAAATAAACATAAGATTAGGGATGATTGATACATTGAAAACGGTAGGAAATGGCGTCGTAGGCGTCGGTGTATGGTGGGTTAATTTACCCATGATATTGCAGATGTGCGTATCGGTGGCGACTTTGGTATACATCATACTCAAAATTAAAAACGAAATACAGAAGACGAAGAACTGATATGCCTTTATATCAATACAAATGCAAAGATTGTGAATCTTACATAGATAATTACCAGAATAAAATGGTTAGGGTGTCGGAAGATTCATTCGTAGGCAGTAGCTGTCCATTGTGTCATGACGGTGAGTTGAAAAGAGTTGTGACGCTACCTCATGCTATTGTAAGGGGAGGCGGAGATTGGGCTACTGCAATTAGAAAGGATCAGGTTGATTTTTCCAATATTAGCATGGAAGACAGCCTTGATCGTATGAGCTCAAATAAAAATAGAAGGAGTTAATATGAGTGGTGTAGTTAGTTATGTCATGGAGAACTATATGCAAATGCTTACAGCCGTAGGAGGTATTGTAGGCGGGTTTGCTGTTATAGCTTCAATGACGCCAAATAAAAGCGACGATAGGATTGTCCAGACGATTCTGGACATGGTGAATTTCCTAGGCGCCAATTTTGGAAAAGCAAAAAACGGAGGATAAAATGGCGAAAGTCAAATTAAACGCCTGGGCAAATAAAATGCTGAAAAAGGTTATTTCCCAAGTGATGAAAAAGGTCGGTGTCACAGCAACTATGTTGTTTGTACTTGAAATGGTTGCAGATATGACAGAGACGAAGGAAGACGATAAGATTGTTGAACAACTTAAAAAGGCGCTTGATTCTGAATAATGCCCCGTGGTATTGCAACACTTAGAGACTTTTCTGGGGGTGTAAACACCCAGTTTAATCCTAGGGATATACAGGACAACCAACTCGGTTACGCACAGGATATTATGGGTGATCGGGTTGGGTCAGTCCGTACTATGGGCAATGGGAGCGGTACGCCTAGGCAGGTGAACAATTCATCGTCATCAAAGACTATAGCTACTCTTACATCTACCGATCTTGCTAATTCTGCTGGATATGGATTTAAGCACTTTGAATTAGACTATGATGAAAGCGGGAATAATACTGGTGAGCATTACCTAGCTGTAGTTGACGAGGGTGGAGAATTAAATCTTTGGGACTATACTAACAATTCTTGGGCAACTGTTAGTGTAGACCTGCATGGTAGCGAAACGGATTGTAAACCAATTATAACCCCTATCAATAACGGCATAAGGGTAGCCGACACTAATTTAACAAACTCAAGCCAAATCAAGTATTATATGTATGTTAAAAGAAGCCAGCTTGGTAGAGATAGGTCTGGCTTTTATGCTGGTAATAATACACTCCCAGCTCCAACCGCTGGTAACTTAGTTGGCTCTGCTACTTATACCGATGGATCTATAAATTTTGAAATAGACTCTCAAACTGCTGGTAATGGCACTTGGACAAAAGATGATTATGCCTTTGCATATACATTTGTGTATGACGGTAATCAGGAGTCTGCACCATATATAGTGAGTTCGGCTTTAGCTGTTGCTAATGTCAATGAAGACAGACCGTGGAAGGTGACGGTATATGCAGCTAATGCCACTGGAGCAACAGATTATGATGCAAGGATCACTGGGGCTAGAATATATTGGAAGTATTATGATACTACCGCAAGTAGAATTGAACAGGGAGAGTGGAATCTTTTAGTAGATGTAGATTTAACAGGAACATCAGCGGATGACCATGCATACGGAATTAGATCAAAACTTGGTGATAAATTCGCAGATTGGAGTGTAAGTAGCAACGACGCAAATGCTATTATAATAGTACGAGACCCACCCATTGATACATATGCCACTTTAAATGGGTACCGAAGCAGTGATGGCGCTTTGGTTATAGGAAATGCAAGCGATGGGTACAAGTCAGCTATTTTTACCAATCGAAGAATGTTTGTTGCCAATGTTAAAATGACAGGAGCTGATGGCGTACAGGTACAGGAAGCTGACAGAATCATGTATTCTCCAGTCAATAAGCCTGATATATTCCCAGGGAGTCAGTTCATTGATGTGGTCAAGGGAGATGCGGAGCCCTATATTAAACTTGAAGCTGTAGGTGACAGGCTGTTTGCTTTTAAAGGCGATAACTTATTTATAATAAACATTTCTAATCCAAGCCCTGCGGGGTGGTACTTGGAAGCTACCCATAGAGGTATGGGCGTCCTGCATCCTGCCGCTGTGTTCAAAGCCGACTTTGGACTTATATGGGTTAATCCTAATGGTCTTTTCATATATCAGGAAGGCGGAGGGGTGGCAGAACTGTCAGAGGGCAAGGTTCTCAATGGATATGGCACGGATGATTATGGTTTTAACGCTTGGGGAAAATTGATCACAGCCAACTCAATTGTTGGATACTCACAGAAAGATAAAGAGATAATCGTTAATATAGATTGTAGTAGTGTCGTTAGTGATTCTACTTTTGGTGGCAATGGGCCAGATGTGGTCGTATATGATATGGAGACTCAATCATTTTGGTTTGGAAAGAATAGGCTTTACGCAGCATCAGTGGCGTCTACTGGAGGAGGGATTGCCTCCAACTTTGAATATGATTGGAATGGAGATTTAATATATGCCTCAGAGCATAGTGATACCGTAACGATAAGATCATGGCAATCCGATAGCCAGACTTCTACTGGAGTTCTATTTACCACAAAGGACATTGATTTCGGTAGCCCAAGTAAAAAGAAAAAGATTTATGATATATATATAACATATAAGCATTCAGACAGTAATGATGTATCCAACTTCCTTAGTTATTCCACTAACGGAGGTACAAGTTTTGTAACCGTTGATGGCGACAATTCTACTGCGATTGCAAACAATACATTAGATCAGGCAACAAGCTGGGAGATACACAAGTTTACTTTCACTACGCCTGTTGAATGCCAGAGCATGACATTAAGGTTTAACGGGCCAACTAGTAATGCCAGTAAGATTAATATTAATGATATATCAATTGAGTATAGGGAACTATACGGAAGGGTGCCTGCAACCTAATGCCTTTTATTAAAATAGACACTTCAGGTATGAACAACAGATACGGCAGGTCAACAGTAAAGCCTACTAAGTCTTTTCAGGTGACGGAATTTAATAGTCCTGCAAAGAACAGGGCTCCTTACATACCAAAGACTGAGGCTAAGGAAGGGGATGTATTAAGTTTCTTTGATGATGGTAAGGGTAAGGTATTGACATCTTTTGACGGCGGATATCAATCGTCTCAAACATCAAAGGTTTCAGATATGGTTAGGGTAGACCTTGGATTGACACCTCTTGAATTTAAAACTTTTAAAGGTAGTAAATCGACATTTAGCGGCGTATTAGAAGCTCCATCGATTGCAATGAAGCCTATTACCATTACTCAGGAATCAGATTATGTTCCAGGTCATGGTGCTTCTCCCCCCTCAAAAGCACTTTATCTTGACGGTAGTCGTGGTGGGAACATTGGTACAATTGTTCATACAGAGGTACAGATTGTAATTGATGAAATTATTATTAGTGAGACCAGTGATTTTACTTCTAACATAGTGGTTCTCGTTGCCGATGATGGTCAATGGATACTTGAATTTGATGTTTCTGGTGATGCTCGTGGGGCCAATAAGCTTGTTATGGGCAGTACTCATACATATTATACATCACTAGTTGACACAGCCGATAGCGATGTGAAAAGACTAACACTTCCTGAAGGTTGTCGTGCTATATTTACTAGGGGTGCTAATTATAGCGGCAATGGTGACGGTGGATGGAAGCTACAGTCTCTGTCGATGAACGAGGGGTTAACAGTACAAACCTATGACCTTATGCCAGCAGGTACAAGTGGCACTACGGATTTAGGCTCGGCTACTAAGCAATTTAGAAATTTATATATAGATGGAACATTGGAAGCAGACGCCATAACTGTTGATGGGACTGCTTTGAATGAATATATTGCCGACACCGTTGGAGCAATGACTACATCTAATACTGAGTCAGGGATAACGGTAACCTATCAAGATGCAGATAATACACTAGATTTTGATACTGGGAGTGTAAACGCAACGACAGTTACTATCACAGACAATGAAAGCACTGATGAAGATAATGCTATTGTATTCACTGCTGGTGGTGATGTGGATGGTGGAAACCTAGGTCTAGAATCCGATGGTAATTTGATTTATAATCCTAGCACAGGGACATTGACAACCACTAAAATCGGGGCTTTTACTGCAAATGGAGCAATAAACTTCAATACTCAAGCTATGACTGGAGTGAATATTGATGGCGGGGCTATCGATGGCACTACGATAGGTGGAAATTCTCCTGGTACAGGAGCTTTTACTACTATAACTACTTCAGACGGGGCAACCTTTGGCAGTAATGCTGCTGATAGTGTTACTTTCAACGCTAGGGTTTCTAGTTTAATCCCCAGTTCCCATCTGAGAGACCTTGGGGATAGTAGCGACACAGATTATCAGTGGAGACATCTGTATATGTTGGGGAACATTACTATGTTAAATACCCCTAGTGTCCCAACGGATGGCCCAACAAACGGTATAGTCTTGTTTGCTGAGGATGTGTCTACCAGTTCAGAATTGAAAGTAGTGGATGAAGCTGCCAATGTCACTACACTATCTCCTCATAACTTCAGTGTATGCGGAGGCCCATCAGAGGATATGGCTTGGGCTTATTACTCAGAGAATAAAGGTAAAAAAATTAATGTAGATATGCTGAAACTGGCAAGGTTGGTTGAAGACCTTTCTGGTGAGAAACTCGTCTACACAGAAGAGGAAAAGAATGAAATATAGCGGTTTAGTATTGTCGATAACTAGTATAAATTTAAATGGATTAATCTATCATGCCTAGAACACCTACATACGGAAGAGCGGCTGGCCCAGGCGACGCCGTCGGCTCTAGTATATAT